GGTCTTTTTCACTGCTGTACTTTGTACTGCTATGGGGCGTTTCGCTGCTGCGACTGAAGACCGTTTACTGAGTTTGACAGGTTCGGATATATTCAAAAACTGGAGACGTTTCAGAATTGTATCAGTGAGCTGTTTCTTCGTCAACGCATCAACTTTTTTGATGTTAATCTTTTCAGCCAACTTTTTCAAGGTGACTCTACTCGAAGACCTGTCAAATAATTTCTCATAATCATTCGAATTGAATGGTGATTTCTTATCCAGTAAATACATTCTATCTGGTGTAAGAACCAGGGGTGGTAAGAGTAACTTTCCTTCCTGGATATTAGTGTATACTTCACAAATATTCTTTTTTGTTAGTTTAGTCTTTCTTCCGGTTTTGATTTTAACCACGTTCCGGAGAATTTTAACGCTCGTGCCCTTTTTGCACGGGTCTGTCATATATTTTAAACTAACAAAAAAAAGTGATTAATGGCTCATGTATCCCCTATTAAACAATTGTACTTTTTCTTCATAACTCATACTGAAATCAAACACATCTGTATCTTCAACATTGATCTCGTGTATTTCTATTGGTAAATCGTAAGTCACGCGGTTAGACAGTGCTGAACGAACCAAACACTCTACAAATTGTTTTGGTGTTTGTATATCTTCTTGATATATCCGATTCATCTTAATCTTAACACATGTAACTTCATATGGTTTTTTATCAAAAAATGGTGTCATTGGGTATTCCTCCTTCATACCCCCATCTACGTAAGTTTCACCGTTATACTTACCACACGCAAATATGAAAGGTACAGCCATACTCATACATACAGCATCTATGATATTCATGTCCGGGTGGGTATCTTTAGAGAAATACACCGTTTCAGAAGTATTCATACAGAATGCTGAAATGTAAATTTTCATATCAATTTCTTTAAAAGTGGGATCACACCCACATATTTCTACTAATTTTTTACGAATGGGTGCCATATCAACAAAACCAAATTTGTTAAAAAAGGACCCTATACGTATCTTAACAAAATTGGGGATATTCAAATTTAATGAAGTTTCCAGAATTTCATCAACCGACATTCCAACCCCTAAGAATAATGCTAAAATCGACCCAGCGGAAGACCCTGAAATTTCCTTGACATCAACTAATTCAGACTCCCGCGCTTTTAATACACCGATCAATGAAAATATTCCCATAGACGCCGGTCCGAGAATAAGATACTTCATCTTCCTACTTAATAGAATTGAGGAAATTGACGACGTAATATCGCAAATACTAGAGCGTACACGACTGCGTGTGTGAGCACGGATTCTATGCTCGTCTGACCAGATCCGAAGATACCACCCGACTTGGGGGGAAGTGTGAGTAAGAGACCGGGGCTTAGTAAGATAAAGAGAGCGGTGGTCACGAGTAAGTCGGTCTTTGTGAGTACGATGCCCATTGTTTTGGCAATTAGGCTGTACACGAGAAAGAATACAAGTGCGTGGAAAAATACCGCCATCTGACCAGTCTTTCGGTTCATGAAAGATATTTTCGAGCCGTCGGTGGTCAGAAGAAGACCGGGGCTTAGTGACAAAAAAAGAGCTGCGGGGATGGCGACCTTTTGGGACGTGATATCGGGTAACATTTAATATACACACATATAATTTTTAGCATAAGCAGTAAAGTCGTTAAATGTAGCTCCACGCATCATATATTCGTGTACACCATTTTCATTTACAATGCGCCTGATGTTTCTCCAAATATGACCAAGTCGCTCTTCGTACCACATCGTCTGTTCCTGATATTCCCATGTTGTGCGTGTCAAACCCGTGTCACGCTCTTCATAGCAAAACTCGACAAAGTCGCAAAACTTTCCAGTATGTTCAATCTGTGCATCATACAGCAGTGTATTCATCGTATTCCACATATACCGTAATTCATCTGAGTATTCGACTTCCCAGTCTTCAATATTCAGAGGAGTGTGTTCATTTTCGAACCCTTCGTCATCACTGACATCGGGATCAAATCCGTTATTGGCTTCGTATACGTATTGGCTCCAGACCATGGTTAGTTACTTATCTTCTTTCTCGGGTTTATCCTTTATACCAGTTAGTGACAGAGAGGTCGACTCTTTCACTTTAAGACCATCTTTAATAGCATTAAGTGCTCCTTCCACCTTTGCTTCATCACCACCAAAAAATTTCAAAAGTCCATCTTTGATTGCATCTTTATTAATACTGCCCTTACGAACAGATTTGCGAAGGCTGATTTTACCTTTCCTGAGGTTAATGGTATCAATACCCTGCTCAACCATATGCTTCTTCACATTCTCCTTGAGACGCTTCTCTTCCTGGTTGAGGATTTTGATATCAGCTTTCGCTTCAGAAAGTTGTTTGGAAAGTTCGACAAGCTTTGAAACGTTACCCGAAAGGTCAGTTCCAACGGAAGTCATATGTTATCCTGTAGTTAAATCTTTAAGCACACAAACTACGCTGCATGAGATCGGGGACGATAGTGGAGTTGTTCCACACGAAGGGATCCTTGCTGTTAGGGGGATCCGCGCGGATTTGTTGATTGGCATTGCGGAGGGCACCACCGATGGTTTCGGGGAAACCGACCTGGGCGCGGGGCTCGAGGAAGTTCTGTCCCTTGAGCACGTCCTCTGGGGCAAACTGACCGAAATCCTCCTCGGAAGCCACCTCGCGGGGAAGGAGGGAGGAGGCGAGGCCGGTACCCTTCTGCATACCCCCATTTACAGGAGCCGCAGCGGGGCCAATGACCGAACCGCTACCGAAGCCAACATACTCACGCTCGTTGATGGAGTAGTCGGAAGTGTTGTTGAGAGTAGTGAGTAAGTAGACAACTACGGCAATGGCCACGAGAGTAAGTATCTTAGACTGGTGACGCTTGAGCATATTAGTGATCATCTTTATATATTAGTAACAAATTTTTTTATTGGTCGTCATCAACAAATGCATATTCGTCTGGGTATGTGTCGATGATTGGCTCTGGATGAAGCCTGACCTGAACGAGATTCCATGTACACGCGAATGATTTTTTGGCAAACCAAAGTTCAGAAAATTCGAGAATAACATCGCAAGATTTATCCTTCTGGAGAGTTTCAAAGTCCACGGCCTCCTGCTGAGAATTGAAAACCTTGGTGACGTCGATTCGTTCGCATCTCAACTGGTTGTCGGGTGCACTATGTGTATAAGCTCCCCTGATAACATCCTCAGATAACTCCTTACCAAACCAATCAACCGCATTTTCTTGTGCGGCTGTGACATTCCCCGAATCAATTACCTTGATCTTTTCAACATTCGCATCGGATACGATGTCAATGAGAATATCATCGGAAATGTCAGAGATTTTAACACCATTCAATTGAACGAAAACCTTTCGCTTGTTATCATTGCGAACCTTCACAGTTCGGAGGCCATCTTCACCTTTGGTGAGGGTATCAAAAATCATTTATACTCTATATGTGTTTCATTTCTTTAACCCAACAAACGGTATATTAGACGCCTTGTCTAGAATCGATTTCGAAAGCCAGTCATTTCTATTTCCTCTGTATCCATACAATGTTTTCTTAACATTGACATTCTTGGCAATTTTTTGTGCATTCTTTGGCCTGTAATTTTGTTCATTTTTTACATATGACTTATTACTAACAGTTTTCCACTTGAGAGAATCTACATTAAATCGTTTATTCCCTGATGATTTTTCATAATTATTACCCACCTTTGTGCCCTGGGTAACTGTCTTAATGCCATGTACTAACTGCTTAGATAAACGCTCCTTTAATGGTTCGGTTGTGAATTTACTATAGTTACGTGGGTTGATACGAGATGCTTTCTTAATGTTCACATTCCCAGGTTTGGCGCGTACCGTGCGGACCTTTCTGATCTTATTACGGACTTTTTTGAATATATCATCGATGGAGTCGCTCTGTTTGATGCTCTTATTAAACATTTGTCCAAGTTTTATGAGTCGTTGACGATCCTTCTCTTTCTTTTCTGGTCGCAATTTAAGCTTGTGCATGAGGTAAATGTCTCCAATTAAGAATTCCTTACTCGCAACTAAAATTTTGTTATTTACAACCATCTTTCCTGTGCTGGCGTTGCGGTATGTTATCCCCTTCTTTCTCGTTAATGCGACATCCGAACCAAACTCATCTGGGCGCATGAATGGAATATCTAAGATACCACCCATCGTGAAATCCTGAATTTTACCCGTTTTAGGTGATAAATACCTAACATTGAGATCCAGTGCGAATAACTCTACATCAATAAAAACATCACCCTTCCCTGGATTGTTGTTTTCCCTCGACTTCTTCTTCTTGATCAATGTGTACCTTCTAGTCACATACGGCCCCTTGTTTTTGAATCCCACACCAAGGAACTTGGTCAACTTACCTTTCTGTGCCAATATGCGATTTTTAATCCGTGCATTTAAGCGACTGGATATTTCTCCAAGTTTATTCCACAGGAGTAGTTTCAAAGCCTGGAGTTTCCCAAAGTATTTCGCATTGGTTTTCATATGTGGGACAAACTTTGCGTCGATGTCACTAGTGACTATACGATCTTTGAAGTCTACATACATGTTAAATGCTTCACCCCCACTTATGATGAGATCACCCGACGATTTGAGAAATTCAGTCAATTCACCGGTTGTTTGAAGGATGATGTCACGGATAGAATCTGTGATGAAAACATAAATCATCTTCTCAAAGTCTTTGTCAGGATACGAACTATGAACACGGTCCCTGAACTTTTTTAAATCCCGTTGTTCATTTCTATCGAAATATTTTTTGAGTTTTGAATCTTTGAAAAGTAAATTATCGTTCATAAATTTTTCGATGGTCTCCTTTGGGTAGATCTTTTCATCCATTATTATATTGTGATATAATATTATGGACTGTGGTATTATAGACGAGTGTAGATGCTACAAGTACAAAGGTGCGAAGAATCAATTCTGTGGTGCGAGGAGAGGTCCAACTATTTCCCCTTGCCCAAGTGCGTGTTGCGCTGGTGGATGTTCTGGGGAACCTTTCCGGATTTTAAAGAGACCCAAGCGCAAACCAAAAAATGATTCTCGATTCTTTACTCGTGATTACCTGTTTGGTTTCTTTATGATAATCACATTATTGTTTCTC